TTAAGTTTTCAAGACGATTGTCTAATTTATTTTGATTAATATGATCAATTGATAATTGACCTTTTCCATTTCCGTGATGATTTAATAAATATTGATGTAAATATAAATTTTTTCCACCAATAGTTCCTGTTGTGTACCCATTTTGCCCTAAATACCAAGATGTATTATATTTTTTTATTGTACTTAAACTTTCAGGTGATATAATTGTAAAATTTTCATTTGTTAATTCAATTATATAGTACTCTTTATTATATTCATCTTTAAGAAGATAATAAGGATTAATATCTATTTTACCAGAATTACATCCAATATTTGCTTCATGTCCATCATAATAATTAATTATAGTGGCATTTAATTGATTATTTTTTAAAAAATCATCTAAGTTTTTCATTTTATAGTTTTATAGTTTATTGATTATTATAAAAATTATAACATTTATTATAATTTTTATCAATTTTATTTATTTTATTAATAAATATAATATATAAATTGAATACATAATTTAGGTGTATTCTAATTATTTAAAAGATTATTTTTTTTTAAAATATTTTAACATTAATATATGATATAAAAATAAAAATATTTAATTTGAATATGCCAACCCTCCCATCCCTGACATGATACGAAGGACATTATAATTTGTGGCATACACACGGATCTTGGAACCAAGAGCGGATTTGGGAGTTAATTGTAATTGAAGGGTAGCATTATCAATACGGGACATATTACACGTACCGCTCGGTTGATGTTCTTCTGGTTTTAAGGCAAAAGAGTAAACATTGATACCAGTAGGAGGGATGTTAGTGTGATGTTGGTAAGGTTGGACCAAGTTGAAGTAAGACCCAAGTCTTTCTTGGAATCTATCGTGACCGTTCAATTGTAATTTAGCACGGACAGTTGGGTTTCTGCCGGCGTTGATAGGACCGAAACCAGCATGATCAGAGTAGTCACCAGCAGTAGTCAATGCACCAAAATCAGTAGGGGCCAAGTTATTGGCGTTAGGACCAGGACCTGCAGGTAAGTTCATAGAACGAACTTGGGCATTGGTAGAACCTCCTGAGATACCTCCAGCACCAGTGTTAATACCAGCTTCTTTCAAGTAAGCAAGGTATTCAGGGTCAAGAGCTTGTGTTCCAACAAAGGGGAATACATTAGTGGTGTCTTCAACATTGGTGAATACAAGTTGAGAAGCATCAGGAAGACCTTGGCTGTTAAGGCTATAGTATCCAGAGTCTGCATCAAAATCATCAGTATAGTTGTTCCATTGATTGTAACCAAGTTTAACAACATCATCTCTTTGTACAACCCAGATAAGTTCTTTAACAGGGTGGTTAAGGTTCAATTTTACTTTCACATTTGTGTTAACAGTAGATTCGTCGCCGGTAAATTGTAACTGTTCAATTAAATATTCGTGCGATGTTTGAGCAAATCTTCGGCGTTCGTCGGTATCAAGATAAATATAATCAATAAATAAGGAAGCATATTCGAGGGAAGGAACACAGAAGGCATCAATAGAACCAGAGGAAGAGACACCACAGCTGTTCAATGAACCACCTGTGGAAACATAGCATTCAGCTTTGGGTCTGAATTCAAGTTCAATTTTAACTTCGTGGTATTGAAGAGCAATAAGAGGTAAGGAAAGACCAGGGTTTCTGCAAAACCAGAATTGGAAGGGTACATACAAAGTAGTGGCTTCAGTTCTTTGAAGACCAGTACCAGTTAAAGCAACAGTGTTACCAACCATGTTATCATAACCGGATTTTAATCCAGGAGGAATAGTTAATTCATTCCAAATGGTCAACCAATCACCATATTGTTTGTCAATTCTTTGACCTCCGATTTGTACTTCTACGGATTTAATTAAGAAATGACCAATGAAATTGACCCATCTGAAGAAGGCAGAAGAAACAGTGGCTTCTACTCTTGGAAGAGTTACTTGTAAATAAATTCTATGGATTAAATCACCATTTCTGGAAACAGTGCATGTCACTTTTTTACCAAAATCGGCAGTACCATTGAAAGTTTGTTCAATGGCTTCCATAGCAAAGTTGGTGTGTCTACGGTAGACAACTTTGAAGAAAGTAATTTGGGGATTACCTGTTAGATAAACATCTTGTGCGCCATAGGCTACTAATTGCATTAAACCTCCAGTCATTTTTTATAATATATACAAAGAAAAAAATTTTGGATTTTAACGAAATAATTAATTAATTAATTAATTAATTTTTATATATTTTTAATAATTCTGTATAACAATAAATTATTTTTAAGTTTAAAAATAGGTAGAATATATCAATAAAAATAAAAATTATTTTTATAGAAATTTTAGAAAAAATAGAAATTATTATTTCTTTATATTTTCTATATTCAAATTGAATTTTATAAATTCCTCTAAATCAATTTCTTTTTTAATTAATTGATCTTTATTTTTAATAAATTCGTAATTATTATTTTTTAATTTTTTAATACACCATCCATCATTTAATGCATTGCATAAAAATATCATTTTTTGAATATCATTATATTTAAAATTATTTAATGAATTTGTTATTACATTAGAATTTCTATGTTCTAAATTTTCCATATATAAAAAATAAAAATAAAAATATAAAAATATATGTACTTATTTTATTTTAAATAATTTACTTAAAGTTTTTATTACTATTCTGTTATATATATGTCTTCAAAATTCAAGAATGTGAATAAACATAGTAATAACAATGAAAATATTACAATTGATGCGAAGCATAATGAAATGATCAATTATTTTAATGAATTAAATAAATCATTGCCTAATTTAAAAAAACAATTACATTTATTAATAGAAGATTATAAAATTTCTAAAGATAATTCTAAAAAACATAGTGCGGATTATATTATTGAAAGAAGTTCTAAGAAAGATACAATTTTAGAACTTAAAGAAAAAATAGAAAGTATTATCAATAACAAAGAATTAAATTCTTATTATTTAAAAGTAGGGTCATTACTTCATAATTATTATGAAAATGTAGAAAATTCTAAAAATAATAAGTTTATTGATGTTGAAAATTTTGAATCTAATTTATTAAATTATGATGTTAATAAAAATATAGATAATGAAGAATATAATGAAAATAATGAAAATAATGAAGATGATGAGGAGAATAATAATATTTTTGTAAATAATATAGATGATAAAATAGATGATAAAATAGATGATAATTTTCTTAAAGAAAATAAAAAAATTTTTTCTAATAATTCTGTATTAACATTTTTTGAAAATAGAGGTAAAGTTGAAGAACATATTATTGAAAGAAGTGCTGAAAATAATTATACATCAATGAAAATTAGTGATTTTGTAAAAGAGGAATCTAAATTTAAAAAGAAAAATTTTCTAGATGATTATTTACAAAAAATTGATAAAAATTATGTAAATAAAATTAAAGTAGATCATACTATATTTAAATGTAAATTATGTTCAAATGAAATGACTGTTTATCATTCAGAAGGTTATCAAATATGCAGTACTTGTGGTAATCAAGAACATATTTTAATTGAAAGTGATAAACCATCTTTTAAAGATCCACCTTTAGAGGTTTGTTATTTTAGTTATAAAAGAATAAATCATTTTAATGAGTGGTTAGCTCAATTTCAAGCCAAAGAATCAACAGAAATACCAGATGAAGTATATGAAAAAATTATTGCTGAAATTAAAAGGGAGCGTATTATAAAATTAGATAAATTAGATACTAAAAAAATAAGATTATATTTAAAGAAGATTAAATTAAATAAATATTATGATCATGCGGCTCATATTTTATATCAAATTAATGGTATTTCTCCCCCATCTATGAGTAAAGAACTTGAAGAAAAATTAAGATTAATGTTTAAAGAAATACAGGCACCCTTTCTAGAAGTATGTCCTAAATCAAGAAAGAATTTTCTTAATTATAGTTATGTATTGCATAAATTTGTTGAATTGTTATCATTAGATGAATATAAGGTATTTTTTCCTTTATTAAAAGATCGTGAAAAATTACATCAAACAGATATGATTTGGAAAAATATTTGTCAAATTTTAGGATGGCATTTTATAAAATCTATTTAATATTAAATAATTTATAATTTAAAAATTCATATTATAAAAAAATTTATTCAAATTTTATAATTTTATAGGATGATATATTTTATTTTCTAAAAATGTATTTTTATTATTTAGTATATCATATTCTATTAATTTTAAAAAGGGATTTTTATTGTCTGTTGTTAAAATACCACATAATTCAGGTATAAATTGTTGAATAACTAAATTATAATGAATACATAAATGAGGTAAAATAGCTTCTAAATATCCTTTAAATTTTTTATCAATTGTTAAAATTAATAATTTCATTAATTTAGAAGATAACCTCATAATGACAGATAGTATTCCAACATTATATATATGCGAAAATCCTTTTAATGAGTTTACTCTTTTCCATTTATTACTTCTTACTCCATATTCAGATACAAATAAATCATTTTCAAACATATCGTGCTGATCAATGAAATCTTTCAAACTTTTAGGATAATATACATCATTTTCAATAATCCAAAAATATTTATAATTATCTAAAATTCCAGGATTATTTCTAAAATAATCTATGTACATCGAATGTCCAAGTTTATCATAAGAAGTTCGAATTCTATTTATTTTAATTATTTTAATATTATTTAAATGAGTAACAAGTAAATTATCATATGTATTAGATTTATCAAATAAAACTATAATATCACAATCATTATAAATATTATTTACTTTTTCTAATGTATGTATAAAAACTTTATTAAAATTATGTGTTAAAAATAATAATAAATATTTTTTCATAATATTAATTATTATATATTCTATTTAAATTTATAAATAACAAATTGTATAAATAATAATAAAAATAAATTATTTTTATTATTTGATATTATTAATATATTGCTACCACATAATAATAATAATCTATATAAATATGGAAATATCACATTATTTATATAGTATTTTTATTTTATATATATATAAATTTAGGAAATAAATATTTCCTAATTAATTATTAGATATTATTTTCATTTTTTTATACGAAATAATTAATTATTTTTGTAAAGTTTGTATAAATTAAAAATATAATTTATACAAACTTTACAAAATTGAAAATTAAATAACTTATACATAAATACATTTAACTAAATTTTACTATAAAAAGGATTATCAATATTGAAAATAAATTATAAAAAAATATATTATTTTTATATATTTGTTGGATAATATGTTAAATATGGATATGGAAAACTACTATAATATTGATAAGGATATCTGTATGGTTTTCTATATATAGGGTATTTATAAAAACTT